GTCTTGATCTGCATCTGTGCTCCCCGGAGGATCTCTGGGAAGCTGTCCACCTCGTACATCCGCTTCTGGTCGTTGCTCAGGCGGGTAACCACGAACGGGTAATCGTCCATGCCGTTGCACAGTTCGTGCTTGGCGTAGCCTTCAGAGTCCGGGTGGAAGATGGTGCAGTAGATGCCCTCACTGCCGTCCTCTTCGTCGATCAGACGCTGATACGCATAGACGACCATGACAAGTTGGTTCTCATCGATGATTGGCATGATCGACGACCGCTTCATCTTCTCACCGTCGTAATACATCGAATCGTTGCCGCGAAGCGTGTCGATCGCGTTGTCAACCCACTCTTCGTCCCAACCTTCGCTGGTGACTTTCTTCTCGAGTTCCTGAGCGGTCAGGAAGCACCGCCAGAAGATCCATGGCGACCGCTGCGGGTCTGAGACGTAAGATGGAAAGATAACCTCACCGTCGGGGGCACAGGCGTAGGCGACCGGGCAATCGACAGACTGCCGCGGCGCTGGGATTTGTGTCTCGCCCTTGGTACGAAGCTCTTTGATGCACTTCTTGGCACGCTTATCGGAGAGCTTTGGGAACGCCTGTTGGAGGATCGTCATCACGACCTCGTCGTTGGTCTCGTCGAGAATCACTTCGATCAGGTCTGGCGACTGCTGTGCAATCTCGTCCAGAGTCATCGGCTGCAAGTAAGTGCGCGATTCGCGCTTCCATCCAACGTATGTGACCATCAGTCCCTTCTCAAGCAGGTAGTTCGCACCCTGCTCCATCTGGTTTTTGAAGTCTGGAATGTACGACGACTTCATCCATTTCAAGAATGACGAAACGACCCCGGCGCGTGACATCGATGCCATCGACGTTGGGAATGCCTTGATGTGCGACCGTTGCAGTGCTTGGTCGAAGATCGAGATGTAGGTATTGATGCGCTCGCCGATAACGTTGACCTCTTGATCGGATGCACCTTGCCACGGGAATGCCGTGGACCCTGATTTGCGAAGGTCTTGAGTTTTGCCGTCCCAGATATTGCGACGATCGTTGTAGCTTCTCAGACAGGTGTCGAAGTAGGTGTCGAGATCTGCCAGCGTCGATTGATAGGCGTATGTGAGTGAGTTGATATCAGGCACTTCTGATGCGTAGATCAGTTCTTCACCCTCGAGTGATTCGTTGGACATGTCGTCGTTTTCTTTTTTCATTGTGCCACCTTAAATTTGTTTTCTCCGATCTCTTCTGCTCGCACTACAGTGATCTTGCGACCAACTGAATTTTCACGATAACGAGGCATGAAGATCTCAATTTGAATTCCTTCAAGCGATCCGTACACAAATCTGGGATTTGGTGCAAGTCGCGTCACTCGCGCCTCAAACTTTTCTGGCTCAACAACAATAGGTTTGCTGTCATCGTCGTTATTGATGACGCTATTGATGATATCCTCTGCTTGCTTTTTAGTTTTAATAGCCACCTGTTCCGTATGTTGTAACTTTAATCTCCGAACCGTCAACGTGATCGATGCCAGCAATAGCAGCATATCTTAGCACGTCAATAGGATCCTTCCATGCCTCTTTGAGACCTTGTTCACCTGTGTATTCGCTCAGTGCGTGAATGATGTTCTCGCACTCGCTCGAAATGTAGAACCGAGGACGATTCACACCATCAATCGGCTTGCTGGTGTCCCATGACATTTTTGAGATCAATGCCTGTAGACCGTCGTCGATCTCAAGGCCGGGTGCTGGAATAAAGATCATCTCCTGCTCGGCTAGGTCTTCGATGATCGAGGACGCTCCGTCGGCGGCTTGATACTTGGCTGCACCGAGACGGGGATCGATCAGCCGCTCAAAGATCTCTTCATCGCCCTCAAGGTCTTTAATCAGGTCAACGTAGTCGCGGATGCCGTAGCCTTGTCCCTTGGCACCATCACCCGGCATCCACTTGCCGCTCTTCCATTCTGCCCAGTCTCCCACGTCAACCCCGGGGTACTCACGGTAGACCCAGAAGGTGCCGCTGGCATCGACTGCAATCCAGCACATGAACCACGACTTGCTCCCTGCCGGGTCGAGGATCATGTAGCGCGTCACGTTGTTGTTTGGAATCTTCTCGGGATCCACCACGTTGACCTCTTTGTTGAATCGCGGGAACTTGGTCGCGTGCGATTTGACCGGCACACCGTAGGCGCGGATCAAGATCTCTTCCCGGCCACGTCCCATCAGAGTCTCCTTGATCCGGTGATACCCACCGAACGGGTTGTCCTGCGAGTGGAAGTAGTGGACTGAGGCGTTGCGCTTCTTGCTGCGCTGAACGTATGGCACAAGCTCGCCGTTGAGCAACTCGGCCTCGCGGCTCTCGATCGTCGTGGCACCGTCGAGATACTCCTTAATGACCTCGGTGTAACCGTCGATCGGCGTGAACGTCAGCAGTAGTTTGGCATCCCGGGTAGCGATACGGAACCGCAGCGTGTTGATCATCTCCGGGCCAAGCAGGTATTCGTCCAGCCACACCCCGACGTTATGCCATTTCGGATTCCTAGAACCAAGCTCGGCACCTTCCAAGATCGTCGGGTTGTTCTGGTACTGCGAGTAGGTCTTGAAAATGATCTGCGACCCGTTGGGGAGGATCAACGACTGGTCGGTGAATCCATTTTTGCGGGTAAAGCTGATGTAAGTGCCGCTGGTCGTCTGCTTTGTTCGCATCTCAGCAGGTAACCAGTCCCAGACGGCACTCTGCTGTTGTCGGATCGATACCTCGGCAGTCTGCGAAAAACAGAAGATTTCCGACCCGGGGTTCTCGAGTGCAGCGCGCACCACGGTGAATGCACCCCACTGGGTCTTGCCTGACCGGTTACCGCCGAGCGCGACGATCTCGGTGACCTCGGCCAATTGCTCTTCGGCCTTGTCCCAGTGCGGAAGGCGAAAGCCAAACCTGTACGGATCACGCTCGGCGTTGTCAATTGCTTCGTGGTAAATCGAATGAATCTCGATCAACGTTTCCTCGTCGAGCAGCACGATCTCCTCGTCGGTCGGAGGAGTCAGAATGGAGTGCTTTTTCCAGATCATTGCTTGTAAGCGTCAGTTTCCATCAGAACGTCGATGACCCTGTAAACACTGCCACATTTGCCACATCCAAGCTCATCGTCCTTCGCTGGAAATGATCCACGGTTGCCATCTGCAAAGTGAAGTTTGCTGTATGTCTCGCAATACCCGCACTTCCCAATAAATGGGGTGACAAATTTTTCAAGCACTACGTTCCACACTTTGGAATCGAACTTCTCAGATAGATACGAGGCGTAAGCGAGAGTGTTGCACCTGTATTCCTTGCCGTCATGCTCAACCACATAATGGCAGAATATGGGTCCATCAAATCTTGATTCTGGTTCCTTGATCATGCGGAGATGATTTCGGCATCGATGGCACCGTCGCGTAGCTTAGCGGCGATGCGTGCCTTTGCCTCAGAGATGACCTTGGCGGCATCAGAGATCGACGCTCCCTTGCGGTGCTCAATGACGACCCCGGCCATGCCTGAGAGCTGTGCAGCCTTGTCTGTCATAATCCCGACCGTCAGCGCGAGCTTGTCTGGAGAGATGTTGACCAACTGCTCCGGGTTGTCGGCCAATTGCTCGGCCTTGTCGAACAGCAGGTCGGTGAACGTCTGGGCGGCAATGGCGTACTTCTGGCTGAATTCCTTCCGCTTCGTCTCGAGCGTGTCAACGTGCCTCCATGCGAGGCCGTTGATGGCACCGTAGCTGAGCCCGGTACGTTTGGAGATCTGCTTGTTTGAGACGCCCTGTGCCATCATCCAGAGCGCGGTGGCGGCAGTCCGAGGAGCGCAGGCTTCAATGCATAGCTTCGATACCCCGATCTCCTCAGACCGCTTGCGTACCTCGTCAAACCACTCGTTTGGTGGGTCAACGTCAGGTTCTTTTTCGAGTTTTCGTGGCATCGCTTAATTCATCATTGATGCTTTTTCAATCGACGAAGAACTAGACGAAACATTCGATTTCGATCGTTTGGTCCGATTGATTCGCTCTCCGATGATATCGTGCAAGCGTCCCAGCTGATCCAGCGCGTCGTCAATTTCTGCGTCAAATGGATCCTGTTTGTCGGCGGTCGCTAGCCCACGCATCGTTTCTGCATACGCGGCTATATCGTCTTTTTCGATTTGTTGGGTTCCAATTTTCATTTTTCAGCTTTCTTTATTCGGTTCAAGGCCGCAACAGATATTCCTAATGCTGCTGCTTCTGCCTTAATTATCGCCTTTTTCTCTGCGGCTGCAACTGCTTTTTCTTGATCTTTCTTTGCTCTGATTATTGCGGAACCTTCAGCGAATGTAAGAGGCTTCTTACCTTCTGGAAAGAAGATGTCAAAGATATCATCAAAGCTTGATTTTTTGGCACCTTCGTTTTTCGTCCATCCCTTTTTATCCCAAACGTCCTTCTCTGCAAACCAGAGGATCGCTTGGAGATCGTCAGGATTCATTCCGAGCTTTTTGGCTGCGCGTTGCATGACCACTTGGGAGAATGCAAAATCCTCCTTGGATACGCCGACTTCTGACTTTGGTTGAATTCTCCACGGCACTCCTTCGCCGCCGTAAATTTGACGACGCAGGAAGCGTGCGGCCCAAATGTCGATCGTTGCTTGGACCGTTCTGCCTGACAGGTTTCCAGCGAAGTTTGGAGTCTTTGGAGATTCACGGTTGTCCAACCAAACCCCGGCGATGACCTTAAGGACCGCCCCAGAGTTTGCATTGAATTTTGCACCATTGGACCGGCGTGGCAAAAGGTCGTTTCCGACAACGTAGATTTTGATCCGTTGGGCACCAGTTCTTTCGTCAACAGGCGTTTCGATTAGCTCAGTAAGGCTTTTGATTTCTGCATAGATCGCTATCCTGTCTGCCTTTACTGTGGCACTTGGAAGTGCTGCATTCAAGTCATCCAAGATCCCCTGAATGTTCTTGATCGACCGAGTCTTGGTAATCTCAGCATCAAGAGTCCCCTTGTTTTCAGCACTGATTGCTTTCAGATACCCTTTCCGATGCCTGTTGTATCTGCCGGTCTTGATTCCTTCATACGCATCGACTGATTGCTGGAAGTTTTCGTCAACAGGTGTCTGGGCACTGGTGGCACCAAGCAACTGAGAGAATAATTCTCGACCATCTTCTTTCAGCGCATTCAGAAGTTTCCCCCGCATGCGGCTGTACCATCCCTTGCCTGCTGCGATTGCTGGATCTTTGAGGACAATCCTTGTCTTTTCCACCATGTCATTGGCGAAATGGTCAACCACGCCGTTCTTGATCAGATCTTCGACTCGTTTACGTTCCGCATTATTTAGGTCATATGGGATGGTGTCGAGGAAGTCGGTTGATGCATCCTCGACCTTGCCTGCAAACTTGTTGATGTGAGGTGCTTTGGCTAGGTCATACCCGTAAGACACCGGAACAGGCTTGTCATCCTTCCAAGAAGGTTGATTGGTCTTCGCCCCGACTGCTTGGATCACGTCCAGAGTGTCTGCGTCACCTTTGTCGATCACGCGATCTGGCCCAATCACTTGGCGTTCTTTTTCCTTTTTGGCTTTTTTGACTGGCTCAGGAAGGCGGTTGATATTTTCAGATTTCAAATCAAACCGATTGCTAATTGGGATAACATTTCCAGAGCTGTCGCGGGTAATTGGATTGGCGGATTTTATCTGGGAAGGATCAAATACAATGATTGCCTCATCTCCTTCTTTTCCTTCAAAACGGTTTTCGTAAATAACTGAATCATATCCATTTTTTCGAAGAAACGATACGATCTCTGATCTACTTGAGGTGACTGGTAAAGAAGATTTAAGCTGATCGTTAATCTGTGGAACTACTCGATCACTTGACCAAGTGCCTCTATCTTCAAGGCGGATTGGTTTTTTTGCATTCAGATACACCTCATACAATGAAACTCCGTTTCCAACTTTACGATTTCGCCCCATTGGGCCAATTGCTTGCCTCCGCGTAAGCCCGAAATGCGCTCCTAGTGAATCTCTTGCTGTGGTTACAAATTGTGTTATTTGGCGCGGATTTTTTGTCGAATGAAATGCTTTACCTGTTACATACCCAGCAGCATTTGCCGCCTCGTCTACCAATTTTTGCTGTGTCTTCACATCTCCATCTTTCACTGCCTTCATGTAGTCAGCGTCGATTTTCTCAGGAAGACGGTTTACATCAGATGCACCTTCGCGCATGACCCAATCTGGAAGCAATCCAGTCTTTTGTGGAGCATACTGGGTTTCTGCGCCACCTGCCGTCTGATTGAATTCTCCGAATGGTCCGAAATTCACCCATGAGTTTTGCCCACGGGTTTCTGCTGTCATCGCCGGGCGTGCCAGATCGGAATACATTGCCGAATGAGATCTCCATGCATTTTCCTCACCGTCAGCCCGGAATCCAAGACCTTCTTTGATGTGGCCAAAGTAATCGTGGACAATTCGGAACACATCATTGGCGAGCATCTTGTGCCCATTCAGTGTTTCTCCTGTGGGTGCCATCAATGGATTCCCACTGATGTCGATCTCTGCGGATTCAGATCCACCAAATCCATTTTCTGTTGGGAAGAACCACAAGTGATTGTTGTCCTTCACGTCAAGAAGTGCCAACCGTGGGCTTGCCGCGTATGGATCAGGAGTTCCCGCAGGAATTGCCTCAACCTTGAGACCAGTTTTCTTGATCGCTTCCCACTGCGCCAATGTCTCCTTGATCATGGCATCGTAAGATGCTTTCACCTTTGGATCATTAGGAGCATGAGCCATTTTCTCATACTCGTCAGCGATTCGTTTTGCTCGCTCCTTATCAACCTTGGCGTATTGCCTTGGTGGATTGTAATCAATTCCAACAGATTTCGCGTAATCTGCTGCGACTTGTCTCGATGTTTCGCTTGGGCCAAAAGTGACCTTGCCGAGACCTTTGATGGTTACGGTTGCTGGGAGTCCCTCGAGAGGGATGCCCGTATCGCCGGGACGATCCGATGATTGAAACTGCTCAGGGCTTCTAGGAAGTCCTCCTTGTTCTCGAAGTCCTGCTCCTTCGGGCGTTGGTCCGCCAGTGCTTGTGCTGCCGGGTTGAGTTTGTAAGTTTGCTTGTTCAGTTCCATTGGTTGCTTGTCCTTCTCTACCTTGATTCTCTGGAGATGCAACTTCTTTTTCTGCGGTTGGTTCTGGCAGGAGATTCTGTGCGACAGGGCGACCTTGCTCGTCGAGCGTCGGCATACCGTTTGGCATCATGTTCTGCACCACGAAGTCGTACTGGAACGGATACTTGTCGCCGGTCAATTTGGTCGCCTGACTGATACGGTCGGCACGGTAGGTCTTGTAGACACCGTTGCCGCGAAGGTTTTCCTCAGAGAAGATTGGGTTGGCCTCGCCCTGTTTCTTGCTCATCAAGCCGAATACCGAGTTGACGAAGTTTTTGTATTGCTGGCTCTTGGCGGCACCGTACTCGGTGTCAAAATACGCATCGGTACGTTGACCCTTGTTGTGAAGTTCCATCACGCGGCCAACATCGATCATCAGCTTCGCACGGTTGCCTTGGTACAGCTTCTGACCCATTTTGCTGGCAATCCGAGAATCGACGTTTGACTTGAGCTGCGTCACAGACATCAGGCCGAGGGTCAAGTTTCCGTCTTTGGTGATGTTCCAAGAGATTGGCACTACCTGTCTGAGCGTTGCTTTTAACGTCTTGTAGTTGAGCTTGCCCTTCTTGTTTCGAGAGGTTGCCGGGTGATTGATCACCATCGCAGCATCGCCCTTGAAGTTTTTGATCATCTTATTGACGTTATCAATGATTCGGATTTGCTCCTGATTGAGCGATCCTTTCCTTTTGATAAATTCAAAAAGGTCTGGTGGGAGGTATCCTTCCCAGATACCTTCGTCGTTCAAATGCATCTCGCCTGGTTCCGCTTGGTAGGTGGAAGGACGATTGCCAATGGCTTCTTGAATCAGACTGCCGGTGCGGGACCGCATCAACTGCGTGTTGAAGTCAACTGGGATTGGATTGCCTGCGCTGTCACGGGCGACTTGGCGAACGCCATTGACTGTCTCCATCTCAAACTCGACTGGGCCGATCTTCTCGATCATTGCCTTGTCATCTGGATTGATTGGGAGGTTGATTCCCGGGCCTTCGTTCTTGTTTCCTACATTGGCGACACCGAGCGGCTCGAACTGCCCCACAGACCGTCCTGCGGCGCGACTGAGCATGTTCTTGGTCAAGTTTCGCATCTCTCGCGTCTGGGTGATACCCGGGTCGAGCAGTCCGTTGCCTTGGACAAGTTTTCCTCCTTGATCCATCAGGCCGCCGATCTTGAGGTGGAAGTCTTTCAGCACCGTGCTCTTGTCCAGAGCAGCATTGAAGAGGTTGCCGATCATGCGGCGTGCCTCAGTGCGGCTTGCCATTGCACCCAGTGCTCCCGATTCTGCCATCCCGGCCATGTCCTCGACACCTGCCTCAACGAAGAATTCCTCGGCGATTTTCCCGAGCGACACAGGCTGACGACCGGCAGAGATCTGGCGGCTGTTGTATTCCTTGGCAAACGCCTCAAACTCTGGGTTCAAGGTGCCGTCCGGGGCACGCATCAGGCCGCCTGTCTCGCCGTCACCCAGCATCATTGCCACGATGCCGTTGTGCATCTGATTCCGGTGGACAAGAAGGTGCTTTACTTCGTGTGCCAGAAGGTACTTGAGTGGGTTCGACGAATTGACATCGATCCCGATCGTGTTGTCATCGTGGAAACCACCACCGCTTTCGGTGAGCTGGACGTTCATCGACGGGAATACCGCCGAAAATGTTCCGATGGCACGACGGAGAGGAGAGGGTGCCTGCGAGAAAATGCGCTTTTGATCTGGTGAGGTGATTTCGTTTCTGAAGTTGATCTCGTCGCCTACTGATAAATCACGGTGCCGCTTCTTTGTTCCGGCGAAGATGCCACCGAGTGCTGCTGAGCTACCACCAAGCAGCAACGATTCTGCGAACGCCTGTTTGAATGTGTTCTCGTTGACCTGTCCACCGTCAGACATATACTGACCAACGAAATCAGCCGGGAATGACAGTGCTGTTCCACGCACCGCACGGCGTGCGATGTCGGGTAAAAATCCACCCATTGTTGCGGTGTCGGCCAGAGTGGCAAGAGCACGGTGTGCCGGTGACAAGTTTGAGTAGTTTGCGACGCGCTGGAAGAATGGAATCTGGCTTTGTGATTTCGCCATCTCTGTGCCGAGGATCCGAGATGTGTCGGCCAGGCGTTGCAGGAATGGTCCAGAATTTAAGATGGTACCTGCGGCACCAATCACGGCTGGAACTGGTCCGAGGCCAGCGGCGGCACCGTAGCCTATGGTCTGACCGACTTTCGATGTCAGGAGATTGTAGGCTCCCTCAATTCCAAATTTCTTTGATGCGGCATTCAACCCGTCATCGAGATTGATAAGACCGCGTCCGACTGGCTCGACTATTGCCGCGAAGGTTTTGAATGGGACAGCCTTGAGTTCTCGACCGGCCTTTGCTGCTGCTTCAAACGTCTGGGCGGCAGCAAGAGGAATCTTGGTCGATAGCTTCTCAGACTCTGCTGCCAGATTGGCGATATTGTCGGTAATCCGCACACCGTCGCCGGTGAATTGCTGGATCTTGGCTGTGCCACGGTTGAAGATTTCGTCAGCCACAGTTGCCCGGCGAAGCAGTGACTGGTCTCCTGTCACGTCGTACCGTGCGCGAAGGTCGTCGGCCAATTTCTTGGACAAGTCAGTCGTGTTCTGGACGATTCCCAAAGCATTGTCGATGTCAGCTTTCTCGGCGGCGAGACCGGCAATGTCGGCACCGCGCTGCATGCTTTGTGCAATGATCCTGTCGGCATTCAGAATTGCTCTGGATGTCACTGGTCGAAACGCTAATTTAGCGACGGTGCCGAGCTGCATCATTTCAGCCGGGTCTTGGAAAACCTCACCTGCCGCTGTCGTCTGTTTGACAAGTTTGTCGAACTCGGCTTTTGGCATTTCAGCTTTCGCCCGGGCCATTTCATCAGCGTACAGTTTGACGGGCGTTTGCTGCCCTTCAAACGTGCCGATCGGCATGGTGGATGGTTTTTGAGCTAAATTGGCAAGGTAGTCGGCCGACTGGACGACCGCATCGAGAGTTGTGCCTAGTGCTGCATCTTGGTTGGATTTGACAAGACGTGCCTGCGCTTGCCGGGCTTCGTCAATTGCGTCTGTGTTCCTATATTGCTCGGCAAGTTTTGCCGGGTAGAAGTTCTCGATGATCGCTTGATTTGTAGCGGATCCAGCGAGGTTGATCATTGCCCCCATTTCAGAGATCGCTTTCAACGATCCTTCTTGGAATGCAACTGCTCCAACGCTGTTTCGATTGAACCGCGTCTGCTCTTTTTTTTCTGCTTCTTCGCGCAGCTTCGGGTCGTAGCTCACACCGAGGCGATCCATCTCGTCGAATTGCTTGATTGGATCGATTGTTGGTACGCTCAATCCCTGTTTGATCATGGTGCCAAGACCGGCTCCTGCGTTCCAGATGTATTCGCCGACCTTTCCGAGGGTCTCACCCATTGTGACAGACTCCGATTCATTTACGCGGTTTGCTTGTCTGAGTTGCCACAGCTTCAAGTTCTCGCGGCGAAGCGCGTCGTCCTCGTCTATGACCAGTGCGGTGCCGAGTTCCGTAGGAGTGCCGTCTCTGTTGAGAAGGCCTTTTGTCATCAATGCCGAAACAAGAGATCCTTTCGGAGTAATCAATCCATCCTGACCAATCAGGCCGCTGGAAATGGTATCTTCTGGCGATGCAATTGGCTTGATGTTGCCAATTCTACCTAAAACATTCGACCCAAATTGTTCTTCAGGCACAGTCTGATTAAGGTACACAGACATGGCACTGATGGATGCCTCCGAATCAGCTTTGATTTTCTCTTCTGTTCTATCTGGCATTTTGTTGTTTTTACAGACCTAGTTGAGCGTTAAATTTTTTCGTTGCTTCTATTGCGTCCTGCTTTTCCTTTTCCTGCTTTTTAACTGCGTCTTCCTCTTCTGAAGTCAATTTTTTACTTGTTGACGACGGTGCCCAATTTGGAATCATTTGTTTTTTTACATCATCAGGAAGCGCATTGAATGCTCTCTCGTCGGCTAAGATGAATGGCACTTCGTTGTTGCGGACTGCTTTTACTTGATCTGGTGCTGTCAAAGCAGGATCGACTCCAAGACGAGTCAATGTGTACTCTGCGTCTTTGATGACGCGATTTAGTGCTTCTTTTGCTGCATTTGGCCCAAGTTTTTCACCGAGCTCGCTGATGGATGCTTGAAGTGCAGACGATTCTTTTTCTGCCATTCCTGCTGCCGTTCCTGCCTTTTCTTTGATGTCCTGCATTGCCTTTGCAAGGTCACCGCCTTTTAGCTTGGCTAGTTTTGCTTCAAACTCTCCTTGGTCGGTACTGCCAAATGAAGATTGGAGAAAATTCGTTGTTGGACTATCACCGAACTCTGCCATGTATTCTGGATTGTCTCTAATCTCTTGGGCTGTCTGCAATCGACTGAAGACCTCGCGTGCCATCTGCTTTGATGCGTCACGTTGTTTTCCTTCCTCTATCAAACGAAGATTTGTCGAAGGATCTTTCAGACTTTCTGGTTCCAGCATTTTAGATGCAAAACCAATGTTCTTCGACATTTCGTATTCTTGGCGTTGATACGGTTTTAGCTCACTGTATGATTTATTCGCCTCTTGTGACAATTTCATGTAGGTGTCATTCTTGAGCTTGATTGCATCGGCAATTGGCTTGCTCATCTCAGACAGTAATGTTGACGCTTGTTCTGGATTTCCTGAATTAATTAATTTTGATACTTGATCAACTTTTTCTGGATCAATAGGAACGCCTGCAATCTTCGCGCTATCAAAAACAGAATTCATTTTGGTAACAGCAGCATTGATACTGTCTCCCTTTTGTTTTTGGGATATCTCGGAACGAATAGAATCATCAAAAGATGCATAGTTTGACTTTAATCCATTCAAGTCTTTAGCTTGAAGTGAGCCTTCAATCCCGGACATGAACTGATTCAAACGATTTGGATCAACTCCAGATTTGATGGCATCTTCTGCCATCCTGTTGGCATTATTGATCATCGCTTCGATCTGGGATCCTTTGGCGGAGTATTTTGATGGATCGATTGACATATTGTTTTACTGCTTAGTTTCCTGTACCTGCTGCTTTATTCCAAGCATCAGTTGATGCCGCTCCTCCTGCTGCTGCTTGCCCGGCACCGCTCATCTGATAGTTCTTGAACTGCTCGTTCATGTTCATCGTCTTCTGCTGCTGGACCATTTGGAATGTATCTTTGAATGCATTCATTCGAGAAAGACGCTCAATCAGACTGGCATTCGGATCCATTGCTTCCATGCCTGCTTTATTGAACATATCAGCTTGACTTGGAAATGCTTTTGCCATTGCATCCATGCTTTTTTTGAATGCATCGGTTTGGCCTTGTGCTTGCTTCATTTGAACATATCCGCTTGCTACATTTGTAGCTGCTCCAGCGATGTCCTTGCCGAGCTGGGCGGTTGACTGTCCACGAATTGCTCCTGCGTTGGCAAAGCCAGAGTAGTCGTTGGAAAAAAGTGACGGGTCGATTGATGATCCAAGTAGCATAGTTTTAATCCTTTATGTATGAAATTTTTTCTTGAGAAGCCCAAGGAACCATTGACGAGATATTCTCTATCACCATTCCGATTTTCGGGCAATGAACATATTTCGGTGACCCTTCGCGGCGATCAACGCACAGAGTACAGGCGTGGACGTAGTCCATGTTGTGACGTTTGTCTTCCTTCTCACCCCACTTGCCATTGACCTTCTCATATCGATCCGAGTCGTATGGCAAGTCGTAGAATTCGATGTAGTTCCAAACGTCGTCGTGAGTCCAGTCACGCAGTGGAAACATCATGTTTGCCATGTTTGGAAGCATTCGCGCTTCGATCCTTGTCCCGGCATCGCCGCCAAGGATTGGATCCGAGTCGCATCCTTTGTGGCCGATCCAGATGCAATCGAAATCAGAGATTTGCAAGGCTTCTTGTTTTGGCCGATGCAGGATATCGATCGAACACACCCACGGAAGATCCTCGACCGGATCAATGATGCCTGTAGGACATGTAAGCGTTGTAGAATTGATTCGGTACAGGTTTTGTACCTCAAATTCATCGTCTGTTTGCTGGAATGCGCTTTCGGTCGGGTGCCACGAATAGACGAGCAAACCCCAGTCTTGGATTAACTTGTCGTGAAACTTGTATTTCGACGGTTGCCACGGTTCTCGGAAGAAGATCACCGGGTAGTTGACCCCCATCTCTCGCATGAGATGCAGGAGCACCATGCTGTCCTTGCCGCCTGACCACGCGACCATGCCTCGGGGGAATGCCTTCACCCCGGCTGCAATCAGTTCTTTTGATTTTTCGATTTTGCTCATTAGATGAGAATTGCTCCTGTCACTGCACCGGCTGCGCCGATTGTTGATCCGATCATTCCCATCGTGCCTGCCCGGCTTGTGGCATTTGCCTGTGCCTGTGCCGACTGGGCACCGAGGACATCGCGGCGATATGCTGCGGCGAGGTTTGCCCCGGTGTCCGGGTTGATCATCTGCGGAGTCGATTGACCAAGCATTCCCATTCCGTATTGGGTAAACTGCTGACCGGCACCATAAGCCTGCGATGGTGCTCCAAGCAGTGCCATCATCGGTGCTTGATACATCGACTGACCCATGCCGAACGCCTGTTGGCCTGCCTGTGACGCCTCGGCGCGTCGTGCGCCCAGCATCTGCTCGCGGTTGAGAATCTGCGAAGCAATATCTGCATTACCTCCCACGCGGCCTGATGCGGCGGCTGATTCACGCGCCTGCTGCGTTGATTCGCGCATCTGGTCGGGTGCCAATGTTCCTGCCCGGCCATACGCCTGTGTCGCCGCCTGAGTGGATTGACGCACCATTGCCGCCATCTCTGGCGACATCGTGTCGAGAAATCCTCGGCCTGCTCCCACAAGCCCCGTCATCGATGCAAGCTCACCCGCCTTCGATGACGTAAGTTGACCCTGTGCCGTCCGGGTCGCTTGGTCTTGGATTGCTTGAAGGCCGGTCGTGTATTGGCCCATGTCGGCCAGATTCAACTTGCCGAACTCTGGACGATATTGCTGCTCAAGCGAAAGAACACCCGGCAATGCCTGACCGTACCCGGTCACATATTTCGAGATGTCCTGACCGATATTCGGTTCCTTTGGTTTTGGTACTGATACGCCGCCTCCCATGATTTTTAATTGTAAAGGTTTGTGATGAACTTGTCCATCGGATAGACTCTCACTCTTGGAGAGTTCTTGAATTCTCGCTGGAATGCGATGTACTCGAAGTCGTTTGCGAATGGCTGCAGTGCTTTCCGCATGTCCCCGACGCACATCGTGACGTGCAGCGTGTCCGAATCTTCCGCTCGTACAGGAAGTCTCGGATTTCCTCGATCAGCGAAAAAACCAAGCCCAAAATAATCGGGGCAGCAAAGAACAATACCGTGGCAAAGATGCCAGCCAAGTAGATCTTGGAAATTGTATCCATTTGATTCATAAAGATGTGCGGCTATTGCTAGGTGTTTGTTCAATGCGTTATCTGAAGAATGTTACGCTGATTTGTGAAAAGTCGGCTGAATTTCCGCTTGTTGAATTTGATGTTGAAACTTGAGCAGTTGTAGCCGTTTGGGATATCGTTGATCCACCGCTCACCAGTCCTGCAACCCCCGAGGTTGAGTAATTTGAAAATCCTGCAATTGCGTAGTCGGCATCTGGGAGTGCCACCAAGAAGTTGATGTAGTAATCGCCAGTTGATGTCGTCGTTAACGGGACGACGCTGTGGACGTTTCCTTTTTGCCTGATCGTCTTCTTCTTGATCGTGACGTTGCCGCTTGTGTTTGCTGCTGTTGCCAATGTGACGGTAAACGTGTCAGCAGTTGGAACCGTCACTACAAGGTATGAACCATCAGTTGCGGTGCCGGTCGTGAAATCAAGGCATACTCTGTGACCAGCAATGAAGCCATGCGCAGTGCTTGTCACTGTCAATGTTGTTGAGCTACTGGATGGTGATGTGCCAGTAAAGTAAGTTCCTGCCGCGTCAGAACTGGTGGTTCCGTTAAAGTTGACCCATGCCCGGGCACCGTAGATCGGTGCTGTGCCGGTCTGCGCTCCAAGCGGAGTCGTACCAAATAGGATGGTTCCATCCTGCTTGATCGTCAGCTTTGCCGTGCCGTTGATCTTGAAATCAATCTGGCCCCGGGTGTCGGTCGTCGTGTCCGCTGGGTCATACACATTGTCAATCGACAAAGCCCCGACAGCACCAGATGCTCGAGAGATTCGCGCATCGTAGGTTGTGTTGACCGTAGCGTCACTCGCCCGGAAATCAAGATTCGTTGTACCGGCCTGCGACGTTGTGCGACCGTAGGCGAGTGTGGTCGTTGAGACCTTTGCGCCGTCGGTCGTCCAGTTGTTGAAGTCAATTCGACCAAGTGAAAATTTTGCTGGTGTCACATTGGCATCGGCAATTTTCCCTGTCGTGATCTGAGAATCTCCAATGTTGCCGGTGCCGATTGTTTTGACCCTAAGCTGGCCACCCGAGACCTCCAACGTGCCGTCGGCAACTGCTCCAGCAACAAAGACCGATTGGTTTAAGATGTTGTTGAGCTTCGTGCTGGTGATTTGCTCGTTTGGAGTGAAATCTAATTGAGATGTATCGATGACTGCCATGACTTAATTCTGTGAAATGATTTGTCGGTTGGTTAGTGATGCCGATGCGGCAACAGAGATGACCTTTGGAGACCCCGTGATGCGGTCGAGGATCACAGTGCCAGTGAAGCCACGAATGCCTCCCAGACGTGCTCTGACGTTCGCCGTGTCGCCGTTCCCGAGCTTTTCCCCGATCAGCGTCTCGGTCGTGTTGATCAACTCTGCATTGTCGGGGTCTTGGCTGGAGAATGAGATCGAAAGGTCGCACTCGGACTGGGTGTCCAGTGCCTGCATCTGGATCTGGGTGTCGCAAAATCGCTTACGATCCATCGACCCGAGATCGTAGCCACGCGAGACCAGTCGTGACTGGATCGCCGGGAGGGAGGGAGTTGATTCCAGCGGATCCACCGACAGTTCGTCG